CAGCTATTAATTTTATTGGTTCATTAACAAAAGGTCATACAGATGCACACGCATTAGAAATATTAACTAATTATTTTTTACCTCATATTGGTGAAATGAATTTTCAAGATAAAGCATTTTTTATTGGTTATATGGTTCGCGAATTATTAGGTGTTTATGTAAAAGAAAATAAAGCAACTGATCGTGATAATTTCCGATTTAAACGTGTGGAATTACCTGGAAATCTTCTTTATGATCTATTTAAAGAATATTATACATTGCAACAAAAAAATATTTACCTGAAAATAGATAAAACTTATTTCTATAATCAAGGGTTATATAATGATAAAAGAAGTTTTATAAATTTAATTGAAAATAATTATAAATTATTTTTTTCAGAAAGATTAGTTGAAAATGGATTTAAAAAAGCATTTAAAGGAAATTGGGGGTCTGAATCTCATACAAAAAGATTAGGTGTTGTTCAAGATTTGAATAGACTGAGTTACAATTCAGCAATTTCACATTTACGAAAAATCAGTCTTCCTTTAGATTCAAGCGCAAAAGTAATTGGTCCACGATTAGCACATACATCACAATGGGGTATTATAGATCCAGTAGATACGCCTGATGGTGGCAATTGTGGATTACATAAACATATGGCAATATCATCTCATATTACAACCGGTTCTTCATCATATCCAATGATTAGATGGTTAAGAATAAAAGCAAATATGAAAATATTAGCGGAATGTACACCTTACATTATTTCTACAATGTGTAAAATTATTGTAAATGGAAATTGGATTGGGGTTGTTTCTGAACCAAAAGAAATTGAGTTATTATTTAAAGATTATCGTCGCGTGGCATTAATACCTATTTTTATAAGTATTCAGTGGGATATTGCAAAAAATACATTATTTATCTATACTGATTCTGGTCGTTTATGTCGTCCTATTTTTTATATAAGAAATGATGGCAAACCGAGTTATGAAAATAATTCAGTATTAGAAAATATTGGTAATAATAAATTTACGTGGGACCAGTTAATTACTGGTTTTGGAAAAAAGAAAGATGATAATTTTATATATAAAAATTATAATTTGTATAATAACCCATCTGACTTATACAATGTTACTGATATTAAAGAGTTAAAATCATCAAATGCGATTATTGATTATATTGATACTTCTGAAACTGAATCGGCATTAATTGCGATGTATCCTGATTATTTATCTGAAAATAAGCATTACACTCATATTGAAATACATCCTTCATTTATGTTAGGTGTCATGGGTAATCAAATTGTTTTTCCAGAAAATAATCAATTGCCACGTGATTTATTTGCATGTGGTCAAGCAAAACAGGCAATTTCATTATATCATTCGAATTTTCAAACACGTATGGATAAAATGGGTGTTGTTTTAAACAACGGGCAAGTTCCTCTTGTAAAAAGTCGTTATTTACAGTATATAAATAATGAAGAACATCCTTGCGGCGAAAATGTAATTGTCGCGATTATGTCTTATAATGGATACAATGTAGAAGATTCTATATTATTTAATGAAGGCGCGCTTAAACGTGGATTGTTTAGAACAACTTATTATAGCATGTATGAAAGTAAAGAAGAAAGTTCAAAAGTAGCAACATCGCATGTTGATACGCGGTTTGTGAATATAGAAAAAGAAAATGTTATTGGATTAAAACCTGGTTATGATTATTCGGAATTAGATGAATATGGATTAATTCGTGAAAACACACCATTAGATGAGAAAATGGCATTAATTGGAAAAGTAAATACCAATTTAGAAGAACCTGATATGAGTATTGATGCTTCTACTTTCCCCAAAAAAGGGCAACTTGGGTTTGTTGATAAGACCTTTATAACTGAAGGTGAACAAGGGTTTCGGATTGCTAAGGTGCGTGTCCGTAATGAGCGCGTTCCTATGATTGGTGATAAGTTTTGTAGTCGATGCGGTCAAAAAGGTACGGTAGGTATTATAATGCCAGAAGAAGATATGCCGTTTACTGCTGATGGACGAAGACCTGATATTATAATTAATCCGCATGCAATTCCGTCGCGTATGACTATCGGACAATTGGTTGAAACTATAATGGGTAAAGCATGTAGTATTTATGGTGGATTTGGGGATTGCACTGCTTTTGTAAATAAAGGACCCAAAAATAAAACATTTGGCGAATTATTAACAAACGAAGGGTTTCATTCAAGCGGAAATGAAATATTATATAACGGACAAACTGGTGAACAATTGCAATCAGACATATTTATTGGTCCTACTTATTATATGCGTCTTAAACATATGGTAAAAGATAAAATAAATTACCGTGCGCAAGGACCTAGGACAGTATTAACCAGACAACCAGTGCAAGGTCGCGCCAATGATGGTGGTCTAAGAATTGGCGAAATGGAACGTGACGGGTTAATCGCACATGGTGTTACAAAATTTTTACAAGAATCAATGTTAATACGCGGTGATGAATATTTTATGGCAATCTGTAATAAAACCGGTGCAATCGCAATTTATAATGATAGCTATAATTTATTTTTGAGTCCGTTTGCGGATGGTCCTATTAAATTTAATGGAACATTAGATGATAAAATGAATATAGAAAATATTACAAAATTTGGTCGTTCATTTAGTATTATTCGCATTCCTTATACGTTCAAATTATTATTACAAGAATTACAGTCAATGAATATACAAATGCGTCTTATTACCGAAGAAAATATAGAACAATTAACAAATATGACATTTTCTGATAATATGGACAAGTTATTAGGTAATAATAAACCTACACAAGTAAAAAATAGACAACCCAAAATGATTGACCAAAAGAGTGTTATGAAACAGTATCCCTCTATGGTAATTCAAATGATACGCGTTGGCGAAGAAAAACCAACCAAGGGCAATTATAAATTAATTGCAAATGAATTTGTGAAGTTTAAATTGCCAACTACGGCAAGAGGAAATATACCGGCATTATTATCTCCTGAAACGAAATTGTCTATTACGAATTTAGACCGTGAATTTGCGGTAATTCATCGCAATGTAAATGATAATAAGGATAAATTAAATAATATACCTGAACAAGAGTTTATTCAATTATCATCAAGTTTGGATTTGTATGGTGGTCTTCGTCGAGAATTTCTAAATAAAGGGTTCCCCTTTGCGACAAATGCTTCATTGAAAATGTATGAATTAATAAAAGAAATGAATTTAATTGACTGTAATGAACCTATACGCGCATTTTGTGACGCAGAATTACCAGGTTCGTTTATTGTCGCAATAAATCATTATGTGAAAACAATATGTTCTTCTAGTGATTTTGAAATGCCTTATGGATATGGAACAGAACGGTATTTGGAAACACCTCCTCTCCGCTTTGACTGGGTGGGTAGTTCTTATTATCCAGAAGCAGCATCAAAAGAAGGTGATGAAACTATATTAGGCGATCAATATGGATTTTACGCAAATAATCGCGATAATTGGTTGATGGGTCCTAAACCAAACGCTATGCCCGAAACATCAGGAGATATAACTGGTGATATAACGAACGGCAATGTAATTAAATTATTAACTGCTGCTGTTCATAAACGTTTTGAAGATACGGGGGGCGCTACAATTGCGACAAGTGACGCAGGTATTGATGTATCCGCAGATTATTCTAGTCAAGAAAAAAATACCGCATTACTTAATTACGGGCAAATTGTCGCGGCAATTCTTTCATTAGCGCCGGGAGGGCATATGGTAACCAAGCAATATACATTTATTCATCCTTTCAATCGGTCGGTGATCGCATTAGTGTCGTTCTTGTTTGAAGAATCATATGTCGTGAAACCAGTTACAAGTAGACCAGGCAATTCTGAAATCTATTTAGTTGGAAAATATTTCCGTGGAATAGATGAAACATTAACAAATGGATTACTTAACCGTTTTATGGCATACGCGGAAGGTTTAACACCAGTTGATGGGGCACCTTTATTTAATCCAAACTCATATGTAGATATAGATAATGAGTTGCTTAAAGCAGGAAAAAAAATCCACAATGAACAACAAGTTGAATTTTTGAAAGAAATGGATAATGTATACAATAACAAAGAATATCCACAAAAAGAATTATCACAAATATCGCAACATTTACAAAAAGAATGGTTAGATAAATATCCGGTTTTACATATCGAAAAAGAAGATTTATTAAACTGGAAAAAAAAACCAACAGCAACTATTTATAATACAATTGCAAATATAATACCTGATACTGTAAGTAACACATTAAATGATGCTGTTGCCGCAATTACAAATGTTTTTTCAAGCGAATCGGTTCCTCCTCCTCCTCTTCCTCTTCCTTCTCCTCCGGTGGCGGACGTTCCAGTGCCGACACCTATGACTGAAGAAAATGAAGCAATAATTACCGAAAAAATTATTAATACTAGCGATGTTTCTGTTCCTGAAGGAATTAATTTTTTAACAAATGTAGAAGATAACCCTGACAAGGAAGAAGAAGAAAAAGAGAATGAAGAAGGATAGAAAAAAATTATTACTATTTAAATTAAATTAAATTAAATTAAATTAAATTAAATTAAATTAAAAAAAAAACAATAAAAAACGATTCCTTCGCCAACTTGATACGGTAATAATATAAAAGTATTTCAGTTTTTTGAAATAATATTTTTTTAAATCATAAAAAAAACAATTCTGTTTTTCTTTTTTTATAATTTATTTAATTGTCGTCTTCTTCTTCCATCGATTTTATGTGAATCTATAAGTTAATTTATAATTTACATGCGACGACCACCAATGTTTTGTTTAGTTATAATTCTGCGCGGCAAAACATTTTTTATTAAAAATTGACGTTTTGGTTGTTTTGGTTGTTTTATATAAGACATATCAATTAAATCGTAAATCTTAAATGTTTCTTCTTGATCCTTTTTGTCATCGGTCTTTATATAATGATTAATACGATCTATCGCATCTTGCGCATCATATGATATTCCGTGTAATATAGTGAACTGATGTTCAAATAATTGAAGCATATAATTATCGTAATGTATATCACGGCGACAATAACAGCATCTGTAATTAGGTTCTTCGTCGGGGTCATCTATTGAGTCATATGCGGTTTCTTCAATTTGGTCCATCATTTTCTGAATACAAGCAATATGAAATACTTTTCTGCATGGTTCTCCGCAAATAAAATATGTTTTATTAATTTTTTTATAGCAAATAGAACATTCTAAATGAATGCATTCATTTTTAATAGAGCGCATTAACTTCATGTTACTTTTTTTTATGTTAAAACTCATCTTCGTTGTATTCGTTGTATTCGTTGTATTCGTTGTATTCGTTGTATTCGTTGTATTCGTTGTATTCGCTGTATATATTGTATTTATTGATAGTGTAAATGTATTTCAATTTTATCTAATATAAACCCTTGAAGATTTAAAACCGCACCTTTTTATATTTTTCTCAAAATAATATAGAGGAGTAAATATAAGAGAGAATATTATGAAATTTCTGCCGTTAAATATTATTTAAATAATGATAAAGGAGATGGGTATAAGAAACTGAAAATATATTAGAACACACATTTATAGGTTTAATAATCTATAACTTCATCTTCGTTCATTTCTAAAAATGAATTAACATTTTTTTCAAGGTATATATTCAAATTTTCAATAAATAATTTTATATCATTTACTTTAATTAATACACGTTCTCTTTTAATTTTATCATTTCCACATATTTCTAACTCTTTACTAATATCATAAAAGTAATCTGATATATATTGTGGCAGTTTTTCATTTTTATTTAATTCTTCCATAGTAAAATTTATACTACTTTTATTTTTAGGTTTATTTGTATAACAATATTTATAAAATTTATATATTAATTCGTGATGTTCTGAGTATGTTGTGAATAAATAATTTTTTATTGATTGTTTCATTGATGTATCATTTTTATCTATATTTAATTCATAAAATATTGGTTCTACAGAATCTAATGTTAGAATACAAGTGTATATTTTTTTATTATTATATCTATTATAATTATTTTTATAATCAGAAGTGCAATTTAATATCATAAAATTATTTAATATTGACTCACACATTATATTATTAAAATTTAGTTCGTTAAATTGTGGTTTAATTATAAAATAAATGACATGAGTTGTAGAATATCCTATTATAGTATATTCATTCATTATTGTAAAATTTTTATTTTTCTTTCCAAAAAATATTTTATGAAATATATTATATTTCATATTTTTAATTTTTAATTTTTCAGTTATGTATTTTTTATAATTGCTGTATGTTGCCTTAATATGTTCTACACTATTGTAATGATTTTTTATACTTTTTCTTATTTCATCATATAATTCATGATCATATAATTTCTTATTAATTTTACATTCGTTAAAACAATTATGACAAATACATTTATTTTTTTCTGTATGTTCTATATCTATTTCATCAGAACAAGAATCATAACAATACATAATAGAATAAATATCCATTATTGATATATCAGAATAAAAACCATTGTTAATTAATTTAATCATAAATAATAATACAACACATTCCAATGGACATAAAGGGGGCAATTTATTTATTCGTAAATATTCTATTATTTTACTTTGAATATTCACAATAATATCTTTAAGAATATTTGTATATTTATAATAGTTGGTGTTTACATTTGTATCAAACAATAATAAAGGTATTTCACGATTATTTAATCCTTTTTTATTGTTATCATCTATTTCTCTTAATTTTTTATTGTAATCTCCATACTTATAATAAAATATAGTTTTGGTTGATAAATTTTTTAAAATAGTAATAAACTGGTCTTTATATTCTTGATTTTCTATTACTTCATTTTCTATAATATTTAACATAAAATTATATATCAAAACCCCATAACGAACTATATGATGTCCCCAATCTATTATAGATTTTTTGTCTTCATTCTTAGGTAATAATTTTTTATAATTATTTGGTTCTATGATTTTATCGTTTATTTCATTAAATATATCATCATTATTATTTATGTAATTTTGCACTTTTGAAAATTTATTATGACACTTTATACATTCTAATCGTGGTTCTATTTCTGGGTCTTCATCAATACCTAATTTTTTAAATCTAATACAAATATCATCATTATTTTTTTCAATACCTATATAAATTGATTTTTTTTGCCTTGTTATTGCTACATGTAATAATGAGTCATAAACTAAATTACATTTTTTTTTACTAAATATCGTAAGTGCTTCTTCTGTAATTCCTAATACAAACACTACTTCACATCCATTTCCTTTTGATGCATGTATAGATAATATCCTTGATGCGTTTTCAGATTCTTTCAAATTTATTGATTTACCTTCATCTGATTTATGTAAATATACATATTTATAAAACTGATTATCGTTAATTTTATCTTTCCAAAACTCATTGTGTTTCAATACTTCTTGATAATCAGTATTATTAAATTTATTAATCCAATAATTTTGGATTCTTGTTTCTAACATAGATGCGAATATATTTTTTGATAACATTGGAAATATAAACATGAAATTATTTGGTAGATATTTATACTTATTTATTTCTTTATCCATAAATGATATAATTTTTTCAGTAACTCTATCTATTTTAGGATAGTTAAATTCGGTTGCGTATATTTTAGGAACTTCAAAAATATTATAAGGAATAATACTATTTTCATGAGTATATTTACTACACCCATCACATATTTCGGTAATTGGAGGTAATCCGTATTTTTCAAAAGGGATAACACCATTTACAAAATTAATAAAATGTTTATTATGAAAACGCATAACTTTATTTATACCATTACTTCTTTCAATATGAGAATCTAAATTATTTACATCAATATATGTCTGAATATTATGTTCTCCCCATATGCTTTGTAATTTATCTCCAATAACATAAACATCAATATTTGTATGAGTTATTATAGTATTAAATGCTTCAATATATTCTTCGCCTAAATCTTGTGCCTCATCAATAACAATTAAGCATTTTTTATTAAGAGATGGTCTTTTTCCAGCATAATTTATTTTACTATCTTTTGTTGAAATGAATCCATTTCTAATAGTTTTAACAATTCCCTTAAAATAATCATTATGTTTTATAATTTTATTTTTATCAACAACTGCATAATTAAACGAATCAATTGTTCCAATTATAATTACTATTTCCTTATTTGTATGCTTGTTCAGATAAGATATTTTATATTGTTTTCCTTTATTATCATCATTTTCTACACTTTTTAATTTATTTAATTGTCCTCTTTTCTCTTGTTCTTTTAACTCATTATAAATAACTTCTTTTGCGGTATGCATTTTTGTAAGATAAATATATGTTTCTTTCTCAATAAATCGTTTATCAGTTTGTATAAGTTGAATACTTTCATATGTTTTACCGCAACCTGCTCCTCTCTGATTAAAATATATGATGCCTTTTTCTAATTGTTTTTCAAGAATAATTTCTTGATTAATACAATCATCGCAAGTTGTATCACGAATACATTCTAATTCTATTGGTGTTTTTATTGTTTGTAACATAAAAGTTTCTATTATATTTTTTGCATCTAATTCAAACCATGGTTCAGGTCTATTTTCAGGTAATGTTTTATGTGTATAAAATATTTCAAATATACATAGTATTTCATTATCTTCTGTGTATGCTATATCTGCTATTTTTACTCCATTATATTCAAATCTATATTCAATTATAATTGACGATTTTTCTGAAACTTCTGGAATAGGATAATAATATAATATTTTCTTACATTTATTACATTTGTTTTTAATTGTTAATTGTATTTTATTTTCAAGAATATATTTTAATACTAGTTTTGCGTTTTTATGAATTTGTGATTCATTTGGATTATTGTAGAAATTACATTTTATATCTTCTTTCGAATGTGCGAAATGATGAACCCTTATATTACCTTGACGAATAATAACATCATTCCCACAATCAATACATATAAACTCATCTTGTTTATTTGCATGTGATGGGGTTGTATATTGATTCGTTTTTTTATTAATTGCACCTAATCTTGTGAGGTTGGACATCTTATATTTATTATATGTAAATAGGTTTTATATTATTTTTTTCAATTATTTAATTAATTCGTTAATTACTTAAAAATAAAATATTAAAGTTGGATTAATCAACAAAAACAATTTATTATTCCTGTAAAAACATTCAAGAAAAATTTATATTACGATTTACATTGTATTCCTATGGATTATTTCCCATATATGATACGAATGCGATACATAACAAGGAAAGACCAAGTTATTTATCAAGAAGCAATAATTTATCAACTGGTTTAGACGGATCAGTAAAACCAAAATTTACATGCCTTGAAATAGGCAAACCTTTTTGATTTTTTATTTCACCAAAATGTGCTGTTTTAAATCTTCAAGGATATAAATCATTCAACACGAGCAGTTTTCGTAATTTTTTTTAATATTATTATAATTATTATAATATAATATAATATAAAATTGAAATAAAAATAATTTTAGATAATAATAATAATATATATATAATTCAATAATAGGAATGGCAACTCAAAGTAGCAAACAAATCGAACAAATATATAAAGCACGTAAAACAATCATTTCTTTTTTAGGAAATCAAAAATATAATGTAGAAAATTATTCTAATTTCAGCATCCATGAAGTGAATTCAATGATTCAGCAGGGCAATAATACCGAAAAACATCAATTAGATATGTTAGTATCCAAAGAAGATGATACAAAAAAGGCATATGTGAAATTTCATTTAGGCAAAACACTTCGTCCACAGAATATATATGAATACATTGATGATTTATTTAATTTAGAAGAAATTTTAACAAAAAAAGACGATTTAATTATTATTATGAAAGATGAACCGAATGAAACCTTAATTAAAATGTTACAAAATATTTGGGCCCAAGATGAAATTTTCATTAATGTATTTAATATTAATCGGTTACAATATAATATATTGAATCATAGTTTAGTTCCTCCGCACTATTTATTGACTAAAGAAGAAGCAGATGAAATAAAAAAAAAATATTATATTAGCAATGATATAGAAATGCCAGATATTTCACGTTTTGGACCAGTCGCGCAAGCAATTGGAATGAGACCAGGAGATATGTGCCGGATTACTCGCCCAAGTAAAACATCAATTCAAACACTATTTTATAGGATTTGTTCGGCATAATAACTATTTATCAAAATACAAAAATACAAAAATACAAATACACAATTTTAATTAATATTATATATAATATTTGATATATATAATACTAATATTCTATATATCAAATATTCTATAAACATGATAAATAAAACAACTACTGATAATGATAACAATTATGATAACCAAATAAAAGAAATTAATGATTTTTTCTATATAGTATTGTCTCAGGTAGTTTCAATATTACCGAAGTACAATACATATCCCGATATAAAAACATATGCGAATGAATTTTCTAGATCGATGAACAATTTAAAAGAAGTGGAAACCCGTATTTTTTTATTAAAAAATGATATTGAAAAGAATTTATCTAGTATGAATAAAAAAACACACCAAATTAATAATGAAATACATAGTTTAGAAAAAAATGTGTCTTTTTTAAAGAAAAAACTCAGTTCATTAAATAATAGTGATAATGCAAGTATTGGAATGTTAAAGGATACAAAAATGTTACATAATCAAGAATATATTGGTAATTTAATACTAATTGGTATAATCATAAGTATTTTAATTTTCTTTTACCAAAATTACATTAAAAAAAAAATTAAATAAATTAAAATTATATTATATTATAAAAATATAATATAATTGATGAGAGTATTAAGTTTTTTTAACGATTTAGGTATAATTCCGAATGAAGGTATCGGACTTGAAAATGATAAAAACCTTTTACAAGGACAAGAATTAATGGAATACGGACGTGGTTATACTCTTGCTGTAAATAATAAATTAACACATTTACAGGAAACGCCGTCACTAAAAGTTGGAACAGTGATAGAAGCATTGTATAGTCCTGAATCATTAAATAATGAATCTAATATTAATATCACTGAATTAACAAATGATGAAAAAGAGTTTCATAAAACCTTAAATAATTATTCAAATACTTATAATATATTATCACATGAATTGTTGGAATCTACTAATAATAATAATAATAAAAATCAGAATAATAATAAAGAACTATTGAGAGAATTGGATAATATAAATAATAAATTAGTTTCTCTCTCGAATAGGATTAGCGAAGATATCGGAAGTATAAAAACCTCTGATGAATTCACAAAAAATCAGATTATAGAGAAACAAAAAGAATTGCGGAATTCAATTAATCGTGTTAATAATCAAACACGAAATATTGGTAAAAGATATGATGAAGAAACATTAATTGGACAACAAGAAACAAGTAGGTTTAATTTAATTTCAAAAAATTATTTTTATTGGTTTTGGTTGTTAGTTTTAATAATTATATTAATTATTACCATAAATATAATGACAAATACTTCGGATGAAGTTGGGAATACTAATATTATTTTTGTATCTATATTACTTGTTATTTATTTTTTATTGAAATAATTTTTAATTAAATTTAATTAAGTTTAAAATAAAATATTAATAATTAATAAAAGAAACCGTCATGGAAAAACATAATCCGACGATTGTAAAAATCAAAAGATTAGAAAAAGAAGTTGAACTATTATTAGCAGAATATCAAGATACAAATAATAATTATATTCGTAATCTAACAAATGACTTGAACCAACAAGCATCAACCGATGCGTCGATTTTAGAATCATTAAATAAACAAATTATAATTTTACTGTCGACTATAAATAGTGAAATTAAAGGTATTTATCCCAAAGGAATCAATAATCAAGATTTAGTTAAATTAAATAGTAACACAATTAAAACATTATCAGAACAACTAAAAAATGATCAAATTAAATTAGAAAAAATGCTACAAAATAGAAGTGATTTAGACGGTAAATATAATAATACTACAATTAATTTAAAATCAAATAAATATCATTATATGTTTTATTTTTTATTGATTATCATTATAATTGTATTAGTTTATAAAGTAATAAGTTCGGATGATTCCAATATTTCTGAAACTATTATTTTAATATTAACTATTATTTTATTATTTTATCATACCGCAATGGGTATTATAACAAAAATAGTTGGATATGTATATGGCGCGGGAAAGAAAGTTGTGAATGATTTACATTTATAATTAAGACTTAAACTCAGAATATTATATTATATTATATAAGAAATATAAATAATAAATATGACTGACAAATGTATTATTACGGTTTTGACCCCAAATGATTTAGTAACATTACAGGGTGCATATAATAATAGAATTATAATTATTAAATTTGGCGCAGAGTGGTGTGGTCCATGTAAAAACATAAAACCAGCATGGAACCAATGGATACAAAATTTAACACCAAATATTATTATAGCAGACATTGATATTGACATACAAGAAAATTTCGAATTATATATGTCACTTAAATCAAAAAAAATGGTGAAAAGTATTCCTATTATACTTGCTTATTATTGTGATATTAAACGCGACAGTTGGTATATACCTGACGATTCAGTTATTGGAGGCGATATAAAACAAGTAACTGCTTTTTTTGATAGATGTACGAAAAAGATAAATACATTAATTAAATGAAATATGAAGTATAAAATATATTATAATAAAATATTTCAAGAGAGAAATTAAATTAATCATTTTCATTATATTATTTAGCATTATATGGAGTTATCTTATATTTTATTTTCCACGAAAAATTTTATTTTCCAAATTGAAATTGAAAGGGTTTATTATATATTATTTGCGATAAAGAAATATATAATAAACCCTTTATTTGTATTATTATAAAATTAAATAAATATTTTATAATAAGTTTTATATATATTTATAATAGATATATATTTATAATAGATATATATATATAAAATAAAATACCAAAAATGAATTTTGGAGATTTGGTATATAGTTTATTTAATTCTAAAACAAATAGTATAGGTCAAGAAAATAGCATTTCAATTTCACACGGGAAACAATACAAGAGTTATAAAAATAGTAATATACAAAAAACACAAGGCAATGATATAAAAATCATTAATAATTATGGTAATGATATAGAAGGATTTACAGGTATGATGGGACCAACCAGCGTAAATACAAAAAATCAAAATGAGCAAACTCAATTAGAAGAAAATGAAGATGAATTAAATAGAAAAATAAGTTCTTATGCGAGTTCGCATCGTAATTTAATGGAAAAATCACAGTCTTATTTACAAAATGATAATCGTAAATACGGAAAAAATATATATGCGTTAGAACCCGCAAAATTAGAGGATATTAAACCATCATGGGTTGGATGTTATAAAACAAAAAACGATGGACTGGTAGAGCAAAATGATATGGGAAATAATAATACAGTAAGTACATGTAAAGTGCGTGCATCAGATTTAGGGTATAGCACATTTTCATTAAGAAAAGATGGTAATAATGGCACAAAATGTTATGTAGGAAATAATATTGATCAAGCACAATCAAGCGGTTTAGCAACTCTTCCGGTTGTTTCATATGCTTTTTCTAAAAGTGAAGGCGCGAATATAGGAGGTCTTTTAATGAATGGACAAATTGGCGTATATCAAGACAATATTACTACTAATTTACAGACGGATTTAACACCTGTAAAAAATTGCGATATGTCTATTGGGGGTAAAATTAATACGAATAATACGGTTTCAACGTTCGGTTATAATTGTAATGGAACCGCAGAAAGTATATTTAAACCACCTCCGCCACAACAAGTTCCAGAAATACCTACACCGTCGGGTTATACAAAGTATAATGGTAAAGATTCACCAGGATATTCGTATCGAGCTCCTGATGGAACCCCGATTTCAAAATTGGCGGAAATATGTAATAAAGATAATTGCAGTGGTTTTACTAGTATTGGTGTGATTAAACCTTATATAGTACCTCAAAGTAGATGGGTCGATTTGAAAATCAATGGGAAACCAGTTGATTTATATGTTAAAGACAAAATTACAATTAACATTGATACTTCAAAACAATATCGTTTAAAACATATTAATTCTGGAAATTGTTTGTATAATAATTCAGATGGACGATTTAGTACATTTAAGTGTATTGATTTTAATGACCAATATTGGACGATTGAACCTGTTCCAGGCGAAAAAAATACATTTATGTTTAAAGGTGTTAATTCGCAATATTCTTTATATGCGGATACAAACGGGCAATTTAGCACATCTATATCTGATATAAATAACCAAACACAACATTGGGAATTATTTCCAATAAGCGGACTAACAGATACTTATCGATTTCATAATATAAAAACTAGAATGTGTATGTCTAATAGTCCGAATGGAGGATTAAGTACATATTATTGTAGTGATTATAATGACCAATATTGGAAACTTATACCTATTACAGAAGGACCAAAAAAATGCGATCAATATAAAGATACAGATAAAAACTTACCAAATGATTGTTTACAACAAATATGGCGTGAATCAGGATGCACAACAAATATAGAGAAGGTATTTGGAAGTGAGCAACAGTCGTTTTGGAATAAACGAGCAAAGTCTGAGGTTAAAACTGATATGCAGGCATGGGCAACTCTTAAAGACGAAGAACATCAGAGTCGCTGTTATGCACCTGTTCCTGTTATAAAAGTTGGTGCATCAATTAATACTGAATCATTATGGAGTAAACCTTGGGTTCTGATAAATGATGGAACGAACGGAAACTCAATCGGACAAATAAATGATGGAAGTATTGCAGTAACAAATTCTGGCGGAATAACATATACAAGAGCAAATTTATCTGTTCCTTGGAACAGTTATTCTACAAATATTCTTATTAAATCATATATACAATTACAAGATGGCAGATACATTGGCGTAGGAAGAAATGATAATAAGTTATACATTAAAAATAAATTAACAGATAATTGGAATGGGTATAATAAATCCAGTGTAACAAATAAAAATCCTGTTAGATATATTAAAATATCTTATCCCTCAACTTATTCAGGAAGTTTATGTATACAAATATCTCAACTTGCTGTATATTCAAATGGAGTAAACATAGCACCAGGTAAGACCGTATTCGCACCAAATATATACTCAACCGATTCAAAAGCAACAAATGCGATTGATGGAACATTAACTTCAAAAAGTTATCCTGATATATATCATTCGAATTGTAGTCGTGAAAGTTATTGGCAACTTGATTTAGGAAAAGAATATGATGTAGATAGAATCGTTTATTATAATAGACGTGATTGTTGTTCTGATCGAGCGAATGGAATGTTAATGCAAATATTTGATAATAATATGAATCAAACGCCATTTATACAAGGAAATTTTAATTTAAATTCAGATATGACTCAAACGATAATATTAAATAATACACAAACACCACCAGACCCTTCTACATGCTGTGTTACTTCTATTGTTTAATTAAATAATGGAACAATTATTGGGTCAGGTACAGATTATTATTTATATAAAAAAGTTTCATTGTTTAATAATTGGGAAAAAATTAAATGTCCAAGTGCGTGCTGTGTTACATTTATTTCTACTTTATCAGATGGCAACACGATTGTAGGAGTTGGAACAAATGGATATATTTATACAAGAGAAGAAGGTAAAGTTTGGATATTGGTCGATACTTCTATGCGAATGAGTGCGGTAACACAATTAAAAGATGGAACGATTTTAGGATTAAATACGTCTGGTTCTTTATTCAAAAAATAAAAAGAAAATAAATAAAAATAAATAAAAATAAATAATATATTAAAAAATATATTATTTAATATATAAATGGCATATAATATTCCTATTGGAAATTGGAATAAGTTTGTAAAAGAAGCAGTTTATGGAGAAGAAACAAGTAATTATATTGTAGGAAGTAATGGCGGCGGTGATCCTGCTTATGGATGTTATAAAAACTTCACAAGCACATATCAATGCGGCAATGGTCCTACAAAAAATGTAAGCATTACTGGCGATAAAGTAGAAGCAGGAGGTCGCTCTGTAAATTTTGATTGTTCTGCCGAAAATAAAATATGTGGTGGTTTTGTATTAACTTTAGGAGATGATGGTAATTTAATAATGACTGATGTAAACAAAAGTATTGTATGGCAGAGCAATACACAAGCAACTGGATTGGCGTTAGATGAATATAAAGCAACAAATGGGAAATATAAGAGAAATTATTTACTTTCTGGCGAAACATTAAAAATAGGCGAATTTATTGGTTCGCCCTCCGGCAATTGTTATTTAATTATGGTTGGTGGCGGCACTGATTGCTCACAAAACGGACTTAGTTTAATGTATAATAAGTTAAATTGTGCCTATGATAGTAATACAAATAATGGGTATGGTAATGATATAAATACAAATGGACTTTATTCAACTCAACAGATAAATATTAGTACTTTAGGAAAAGTCGGGTATATTGATAATAAAAATATTATTCACGAATATCCGGAAAATATGACAGAATTAAGTCAAACCTATACACTTATAGGAAATTATGATTCATTGGGCAATGATACCAAACTAATTTCAAATACGACGGTTGATAAATGTAAGCAAGAATGTAATGATTTCGAAGGGTGTGAAGGGTTTGTATTTCAAACTCAATCGAATAAATGCTTTTTAAAAAATAACAATATATACCCAACTGGACTGCGGCAACCAGATTCTAGACTAGAGTTATATGTCCGTAATAAATCAGTGAAAAATCATTTTTCGTGTGCCAAAGAAATAGATTTTGGAACGTCTTCCCAATGGGAATTGCTTTCAGTAGGAGAAAAAATGTCAATGAATAAATTATGTGAATTAGGGGCAATAACAGAAGAAGAACAAATACAACTATACCAAAAAAATATTGAATTAACAGAATCAGCATCACAGATGCAAAATAGATTAAATACTATTAGTAATGAAAATAATAGTATTGAAAATTATTTTCAAGAAAATAGTAATAAATTAAATACATCATTTGATAATTACAAAAAAATTAGTAATAAAATAAAAAAAAATAATGAAAATTTAGGGAATATAACAGGAATGGTTCAAGATACAGACCTAAAAATGAGCAGTGATAATATGAAATACTTTTTATGGACGAGTATAGCAATTATCATGGCGATTGTAAGTATACGAATGACACGAAATTAAGTTATTTATTTATTTTATTGGTTCATAAAATATTAACCAATTCATTATTTTATCGAATAATATATTATATAATAATATCAATAATAATATTATTACTATTATATAATATATATACAATGAGTGGAAGTTTAACAACAAGTTCATTGGCAAATAGTGAAAATGGTTATAAGGATATATTAGATAATATTACAAACCTTCAAGATTTAGAAAAACAATTATATGAAGAATTAGAAACTAATGCGAGCGTTCAAGGAAATGATAATAAACAATTAGAATTAATAAATAGAATAAATGAAGTTTCTAATATTAGAATTTCTTTATTAAAAACACTTAATCAAACTTCTAGCACTGTACAAAACAGCATTGCTGCTTCAAGAGTTGATTTGGTTGACCAAATGACGTTAATCGGTATGGTTGAATTACAATTAAATCAAGCAAAGGCACAGATGAATCAATCAGATAATATTAAAAATGAAAAATTACGGATGGTTGAAATTAATACTTATTATGGAAAAAGATATCAAGCACATACTGAATTAATCAAGTTATTAATATATATTTCAACTCTTATGCTTATTTTAACAATTTTAATAAAAAAAGAACTTATACCAGATAATATTGGAAAAGGTGCAATGGGTATTGTTATGGCGATTGGTGTATTTTTTTTAGTAAGAAAATTAATTGATATTTATTATCGTGATAACATGGATTTTGATCAGTATGAATGGTTAGATATACCTACTAAAGATCAACAAACTGTATTTGAGTTTAATGAACAACAATTAGGTATGTTAGGGTCTGGTTTGAAAACGGAATATTCAAATATAGAACAAGATGTTACTAATTTTGTAGGGTGTATTGGCAAAGACTGTTGTTCGTCTCAAATGACATATGATGAAGAAAAAAGAAAATGTGTTGATAAAGTTGAAAACTTAAATAAAAATGAATCATTCCTCAGTGGTTCTTTTGGAGCAAATGATTCCATAAATTTAAATCCTGAATCATCGGTTGTAAAACCATTTGGTCCATATGTTAATTTTGCGTCTATTTAATTTTGCGTCTATTTAATTTGCGTCTATATACATTAACTGTGTAACTATTTACAATATATAATTATATAATTATATAATTATAAAAATATACAATTATATTAATGAACTCATTATCATCAAATAATAATTTATCGGTAGCAGATATAAAAAATCAAGAAATTATAGACAACGCTCTTATTAGTGCTGGATTACCTCAAAATAAATTAAATGGATTAGTTTCAATGATTAAAGATAAACTTATTTGTGATAGTGCTTGCCAAAAAGAACGTACTGCCAAAGAATTAAAAGAAAACTTAGATTTAGCACAAAATAATGTTAAGAATGCTCCACAAGAATTAGAAACCGCAGAGAAGAATTATTATTTATTTACAAAAGGCACATCTGATTATGATAATATGGTATTAAACCGGAACATAACGAGTTCAAAAAATTTTAAAGAAGAATCAATTAAGCAACATAATGAGAGAATGGAAGAAATCAAAATTTTAAAGAATCAATATGATTCAGATAAAATTTATACTCAAAGAATGAATCAATTAGTGAAATTAAAATTATATCAAGAAAATAAAATAAAAGATTCGATTGACACATATAAATCAAAGGTTCAAACAAATGATCGAAAAGTTGTTTATGAAAATAAAGATATGGATTGGTCTGAAAAAATTAGATTTATTTTAAAAATTGTCTACTATCTATTATTTATTGTATATTTTATTATTAGTGATTATTTCTCTAGTGCGAAATATAAAAACATTAAATTGTGGGGAGTTATTTTAGTTTATTTATTATTTCCATATACGCTTGACTGGCATATTAAAAAAGTATTTGAATTATATAATTATATCTATTATATATTCGGAACTTTAAACGCTTGAATATATTTAACCCTGCGCCTTTTTTCATTAAAATATATGCAATATAGTTTTTATAACTTGTGAAATACAATAAAAACAGAAAAAACTTACTCATAATTTGTCCCATTTTAAATCTTCAAGGGTGCAAATACTTAACAACACGATATTGCGGATCTAATTTTATATTAATATATATAAATTATATATATAAATATATTTATATATATCAATGGATGACATTTTAGATTATGGAAAAGAAAATGTATTGGAGTTTATACAATTTACAATAAAAAATAATAACAATGTAAAAGAAGACATTTTAGACAAAATAAAATATGTTTTAGGATCAGTGGTTGAAGGTGATATTATTGAAGATTACTCATCACAGGGATTTTATTATGAACGTTTATGGGATTTATGTATTAAGTTTGGTGCAACGAATTTAACGTTACCTTCTATCAACGGGAACTTACAAACCTCTCACATTATTAATGAGAATCCAAATAAGATGGCTATAGAATTTCAGTCAAATTGTTGGGACGGAAATAAATTAAATAAAAACCCAGGCGGGTATATATTACAACCAGTTAGGAGTGGCAATTCTGGCGGATATTCAGATATAACTTTTTTAAATCAAAAATATGATGATAAAGGTAATAAAATTGGAGAAGAATTATATTTTATTTCTGTAAAATATTTCAAAGAAGAAAAGGAAATTGGTGATTATGATATTGGTAAATTATGTAGTTTGATAAGAGAACATGAAAAAAAAAATAGAATAATAAAATTATACATTTTTGTTAAAAACAAAAAAAAAGCAATTGAAAAATTTAAAGCACAACATGCTTCAAGTAATATTTTAATTAAATATATAAATCCTGGTGGTAATTACGAATATATTTATGATATTAATGATTTACAAGAAGCATTTTTTAAACTTAAAAAAATATTAGAACAATATGATTATTTAAACTCACCAAGTAGTATTCAGGATTTTGAAAGCAACTATTTGAATGTTTTGAAAGATGTTTTTATACCACGGTTTCATCAAGAATTATTTATATTGAAAATAAACAAATTAATTGAAAATGGAGAAAAAAATTTATTAGTTGGTGCAATTCCACGTTCAGGAAAATCATATATAATGGCAGGAACAATACTTGAATATGTAAAAAAACAAGAACAATTAAATCCAGATAAAAAAGTAAAATTTTTATTAATCACCCCTGCTCCAAATGAAACATTTGGCGAATATGAAACTATTTTTAATAAATATATAGAGTTTGATAAATTAGGAATAGACATTGTTACATATAAAGATGGTGTTAATTCATCAAAAGTGTGTAAACACAAAGATAAACATTGTGTTATAATAATATCAAAACAAAAACTAGGATGGACGGCAGGAAACAATGCTGAAAAAATATTAGTAAAAGACGATAAAGATGTGGAATACGACATTGAGACAGAAGACAATGTGGAAGACAATCTGGAAGACGATGTGGAAGACGATGTGGAAGACAAATATGATAAAGATGTTAAAAATATTAAACAACGCGTAATCAAGTTATTTGATGCAAACCCCGATATAGATATAATGTTTTTAGATGAAGCACATTTTGGAATGAGTACAGAAAAAGCACAACAAATTGTAAAGGTATTGGATAATGCGACTTCAAACACAATCAAGATATATGTTACTGCAACATATAATAAACCACTACAAGCATATGGCGTTAAAAACGAATGTAAACTTACATGGGATATGAATGATATTCAAATAATGCAAAAAATAAATAAAGAAACTATAAATGATAATGCTATAAAAAAACAATTTGGAGACGATATTTACCTAAAAACATTAGAATATTTTGGAGATAAGACCGGTATATATTTGATTGATAAATTTAAAAAGGACTACGCAATTTTTCCGAAACCATATTTAATTACATCTGTGTGGGATAAAGAGTTTTTGAATGTTGAAAAATTAAAAATAGGAGACACTGAATTTGGTTGGGATATGAACAAATTATTTGCTACAGAGGGAAATAGTGATAATTTCGCAAACGAAGAACAAATAAAAGAAATGATGCGTTATTATTTTGGTTATCCAGATAAACAGGAAAATTATGATAAACAAATATTTTATAGATCAAGAGGTATATTGCCACGTATTCGAAAGATTTGTTTAAATAAATGTAGGACATTACAACCCCAACATAAAACAACGCAATTATGGTTTTTACCGATTGGAAGTGGTAAAATTAAAAATAAAACAAAGGCACTGATTAATTTATTAACAAGTTCGAATGAGTTCAATGATATTAAACAAAATTATCATTTTTTTATAGCAGTTGATATTGAAGATAAAACAAAAAAAGGGAAAACAATGAATGGAATTAGTTATATGGGTAATCCGCATAATATCAAAACAGATATAGAAGAAGTAGAAAAGGCAATAAAGGACGGCAAAATAAAAAAAGACAATTTAATTATTTTGGCAGGACAACGGTTGCAATTAGGTATTTCTCTTCGCAATGTTGATATAGTGACATTATGGAATTCTATATCAAGCGCAGACGCGATTTTTCAAATGCTTTTTAGATCTATGACTGAGGTTGATGTCCCACCGTGTGAACCAAATGAATATTGTCAAGAAAAAAAATTTGGATTTATGGTTGACATGAACCCACAAAGAGCATTAACAAATGTGAGTTTATTTAGCGCAAATATTAGTAAAAAAAAAGACACAAATGATATGCAAAACTATCGTCAAATTACAGATTTAATAAATATTGACGAAGATGTATTATACGATAAATACGGGAATGATGAAAAAAGCAGGAATGATTTTGTAAAAGATTTATTTAATAAATTATACGCATCCTGGGATATAAATGTTGAAAATATAAAAAAAATTATTGGAAAATTTACATTTGATATGACGAAATTGGAAGCATTGAAAAAGGCATTTGAAAAAATAAATATAGATAAAAAGAAAAAGACAAAAGATGAAATAGATGAAATGGACGATGATGATGATGAAATGATGAACCCAGGAAAAAAAAAAGAAAATACTGACGAAAAAAAGAAAAAAGATAAAAAGGACACTAAAATAAAGGAAATTAATTTAATTGAAACGGCGAGTGAAATAATAAGTGAATTTATATCTTTATTGAATATTTTTACACTTTATACAGATAACGGTGCCCAATGTGTTTTAACTGATACTTCCAACTCAAATGCAGATCTTACATTAATAGATGATATTGATGTTTTGAAAACTTCAGTTTATCAAGACCAAGAAACAAAAGATGTTTTTTTGAAAATATTAAATGGACGTCTATCTGGAAATGTAAATGAACCTTATCCTGAAAATGTCATTGAAGATGTTTTGGACACAATGGACCGTTTAGATGATAAACTTATTGTCAACAAAATAATTATGTCGCAAAAAAAACAGTATTACACGATTAATGAACCTGATAAATTATTAGAATTTATTAATAGTCAGTTGAAACCGAAAGAAAAGGAGAAGAAGGAATATGGGGAAGTATTTACTCCATTGACACTTGTAAATGAAATGCTGGATAAATTAGACGAAGCATATGCAAAGGAACATGGAAAAAGCATATTTTCAGAACCTACGTTTAAATGGTTTGACCCAG